CCCCAGCGGAGCACGGAAGCTCCCGCCGTGGTTCTCCACCTTGTCGAACCGTGCCATGTTGCAATCTCCTTGGCTTGATGGGTTTTCGGGCTACCGCCGACCGAGCGCAGGCAGGGCCTTGTTAATGCGATCCATGCGAGCGGTGTCGTCCTGCTTGCGACGTCCGGCCCCGCTGGCCGGAGCGCCCGATGCAGGAGTCTCGTCGTCGTCGTCGTCCTCGCCGTCCTTGGCCTTCACCAGGAATGGCTTGTCCTTCGACAACTTCTCCAGCGCCTTGGCCAACTCCTTGGAGTCAACCTCACCCTTGTCGTTGACCGCGTCGGCAAGGTAGCCCTTGCTGTTGGCGATCTCCAGCGCAACCTCGCTGTCGTTCCAGGTGATGGTGTTGGCACTGAGGAACGCGTTGGCCAGTCGGAGATCGTTGACGGTCTTGAGGAGGTTGTCCCGCTCCTCGGTGACCGTTTGCAGATCCTTCTTGGCCTTGTCCATCTCGGACAGGTCCTTGTCCTTCAGCTGCTGCAGCTCCTGCTCGGCCGCCGTGCGCTTCTGATCCGCCGTGGACAGTTGCGTCCGCAGCTTCTCGAAGTCCTCACGGCTGACGGTGTTGTTGCTGTCGGTGTTCGATCCGCCGTTCTGCTGCGCGCTGTCAGCCGACGATCCGTTACCACCGGTGCCCGTGCCCTGCGCGCTGTCAGTGCCGGTGCCGTTGTTCTGCTGGCCGTCCTGCGCTCCGTCAGTCTGGCCACCCTCCTGTCCGCTCTGTGACATGAGGTACTCCCTTCCGCTCCGTTTGGTCTAGAAGCATACCTGGAGTCCACGAGATGCCTGTAAAACATGGAGAAATGCAAAAAGCCCCATCCCGAAGGACAGGGCTTTTCGCTGTGAGGTTGTCGGCAGGGGTCCGACTGCGCCGTGAACGCGGATACAAGGTTACCGGTCGGAGTCTGCGCCGATCACGATGTACGCGAGTACACCAGGGTTGTCCTGGAGGACGGCGAACAACGGAGCTTCCAGGCGCGTGATGACGTACTCCTCGATGTCGAAGTGATCGACAGTGTTGTTCATGGTCATGTTGCGTGCATCTCCACCCGAGCCGGCAAACAGGCAGTGGAGAATCTCATGCAGAAGTGTCTCCCGCTTGTTCACGGGATGCAAATCCGGCGAGATCCAGATGCCGAGCTTGGGATGGTTGGTCATCGCCCACGCGCCATCCTCGCGCTTGTCCTCCGGCCGGTTCATCCACTCATCGGCCGACCAGAAGATGTCGTAGCTCTTGGCCCCAATCTTCACCGACTTGGGGTATTTCACGGTCACCGCCATATCACTCGCTCTCAGGCCGCGTCGGTGGCCATGTTGTCATACTTCCCAGCGTTGAGGTTGCGCAGGAAAGCTTCTTCGCTGATGGGAACTGTGGTCGTGAAGCACAGACACTGCGGATGCGGCTTGCGGGGGACCTCGCCAACGGAGTATTCACCAGGTCCCCAGCCACGCCGGTTGACCTTCGAGGCCAACTCATTGCAAATGTCAGGCTTCGGGTGGCTTCCGGACAGGTTCCACCTCATCCGGGCCACAAACGGGTCCTCGCTGGCCATGCGGATACTGGTCTCATGGAAGGCGTTGTTGAGTTCGGTCCTCCCGAGACGCATCGCCGCATAGCTGAGCCCACCCGGAGTGCGCGGGTTGATGTACGAACGCACGAGACGTGCAATCTCGGTGGCAGAACGGCCTTGAAGGAGAGCTTGGTTGATAATGCTCTCCACTGCGGTAACAGACTTCCGGCCGTTCCGGTACACCCGCTCACTCAGGGTGTGGCTGTAGTGGCGTCGGCTGATGTAGGAGTCCAGCCCTGCCTCTGCGGTTGCGAGGAGAGACCTGGCGAAGTCGTTGGTCATCTTCACACCGAGCCGCTTCATGAGCTCGCGATCAAATGCCTGGTGGACTTTCGCCAGGTCTCCGGCGCTGTCTCGGATGCCTCGCTCTATGACATCACCAACGTCGCGCCATACTGCCATCATTTCCCGTGTCAAACGGAGTTGTGACACGCGAACTTGGGCCCCGATCTTGCCCGACTCCGACAAGCGCGCGATCTCGGAGTCCAGCGAACGGATCGCCGCCCGCAGAACCTTGCGCATTTCCACATCTACTGTGACTTGTCGACGCAGGTATGCATCGAGCGGTGCGCGGTCGAGCTTCGGATCAGGCATGTTCCCTCACATTCTGGTGAGAACCGCTGCGATGATGCCACTCATCGCCGCCAGACAGACCAGGATCGACACCACAACGACCCTGTCACCCTTGGTGATCTCCACCTTGTCAGCGCCCGGAGGCTTCATGCCCTTCTTCGCGATGAGCGAATTGGGGTCGGGTGCCATGGCCCGGTTCGGTTCGTACGTCGGCGTGATGATCGACATGGGGTGAATGGCCCCATTCCCCGGCTCGGTCATCGCCTTGACGGCTGCACGCTCATACGCCGCACGCTCCGCATCCACCTGCGTCAGCGGATCACGGCGCGGACGGCCCCACGGAGTGCTCGTGTCGATCGGCTCCTGTTCCATCTTCCCTCCTTTTCACCAGTAGTTCTTGGTGTTCCTGGCCACCGCGATGGAACGCAGCCCAGTCGATGGCCTTCAGCAGGTTCTTGGTGCGCAACATCTTCCTGACCTTACAGCCGATCAGGCACTCACCCTCGAAACGCACCGCGCTGTCCCAGTTGCCGGGGTTGAGGTTCTGCTCAGCGAATGCACGGACCTCGATGTCTTCGTCACCCACGGTTGGCCTCGTCGGTCGTGTTCGGCCGGACCTGGAGCGCGGTCTTGTACTCCTCCGGAGTGGCCCGGCCGGTCAGGATGTCGCGGACCTGCGACACGGCGACCATCGGCACACCATTCGTCCAGTATTTGTGGAGATGGTCACCGAGCGCCTGGTGTCGCGCGCCGATCTCGCCCAGCCCACGCGTGATGAACTCCATGACGTGGTGCTCCAGCTGCGTCGCGACATCCAAGGCGTGCTCCGGCTGGAACTTGCCAGCGTTGTACACGTTCTCCCAGCACGTCGATGCCGCGCCGATGCAAATGCGGATCGCCTCGCCCAGGGACTCCGTGTGCTTGAGGTCGAGCTGCATGTAACCCTTGACCATGTTGCCGGACTTGCGGTTGGCCTCGTTGAGTTCGTTGACCGGGTTGATCTCGTGCTGCTCCGGCGAGGTCTTGAAGCCTCCGCGCCCAACTGCGCGCCGGACGGCCGCAGCTTCGTGCTCCCAGTACAGCCGGTCGGCTTCCTCCAGCCGATCCCAGTCCTTGGCGACCTCCGTTGGGTCCAGCCGTTCCATCAATTTGCCGAAGCGGTTGTACAACCACTGGGGCAGGGTGTCGTCGTTGTCGCCTTCCATCGACAACGGCCACTTGGTCATCTCGTCATCGACCGCAGCCAGCGCATCGCCGGTGTTCTCGGCATAGTCGTTGATGCGCTTCTTGACGTTGATGAGAGCGCTGCGCACGATCGCCCGCAGTTGCGCGCCCATCACGACGTTGACCTCCACGGTCTCGGAGACCGTGACGCGCTGCATGTCTTGATCAGACACGATGTTTCCTTCCTGTTGCTCCGCTAGGTGTTACTTGAACAATTCTCGCCCATCAAGACTGTGATGGATGAGTTCATACACAGTACACAGGCACAGCCCTGCGCCGACGTGCGGGCCGATGGTGATCTTGTACGTCGGCGAACATGCACACGACCACTCATATGGGTCGTGCTCGATCAGATCCTCATCGGGCCACGCAAATAGGTGGTATTCAGCCGGGCCTGACCCGGAGATCACCTTGATGCTCTCGTTGCTCCAGGTCAGATCCGACATCCCTCAGCCCTTCTTCTTCTTGCCCTTCTTGCCGTTCGCGATCTTGCGCGCCGTCTTGAGCCCGAGACCTTTACGGGTCAGGGCTGCGGTACGGCCCGCCTTACGCTTGGCCGGTGTTGCCATCCTGTGCCTCACTCTCCGCTGCCATACGGACAGCAAACGGGTCCATCGCCGCAGCCTTCTCGGCCTGCTCATCGAGCACGCGCTGCGCCATGGAGTTGCCGAAGTCATACCCACGAATGCGGGCAATCTCCGTCCGGCCCCACTCGGCATCGGCGAGACCAGCCGCGACAACCTGGAGGATCTCAGCGACCTGAGCCGCCTTGTCATCAGGCAACACGTTGCCATAAGACGGCTCCGCATAGGCATCAGTGGTCGTGCCTTCGTACGCAGGCAGGAAGCCCTGGGCGATGTCGAAGTACATCTGTCGCATGACATCCGTGACAACCTGGTCCTTCTCGCCGACCTTGCTGATCATCGGGCCCATCTGAAGCATGAGGGAGATGCCCGACTCTGCGACGGCCACGTCAACCTTCCCTGCGGCCACGTCGGGCGTGCCGGATGCCTCCTTTAGCTGGCTGATGAGGAAGTTGACGTGATCGAGCACCGGTGCAACAGATCCCACACCCGTCACACGATTGAAGGTCGAGCCCTTTGCATGCTCGACAACGTTGCCCGGCCCAAGCACCCAGTCGGTCACGTTGCCCTGTTCATCACGTGGGCTTCCGCCGTCCGTGGCATACATGCCGAGACCTTCGAGCGCCAGCGCCAGTTCCTCATCCGAGATGGCCTGGTTCACGGCCGCAGCGATCCGTTCGAAGCCACGAAGCTCCGAACTGCCGAACGGGTCGCCGGGAGTCTCGAAGTTCCGGATGTGGTACACCGGAATACTGGTGATTTGTGGAGGAAGCTGAGTGAGCTCCTTGATCACGGTCTTCGGGTTGACGGTGATGTCCTCCCACGACTTCGGATCGTAGAGTGCAACTTCGTTCCAGATGCTCGTGTCGGAGCCGTCATTCTCCAGCGGGCTTGATCCCTTGAAGTACGTCTGCCGCTTGATGTATGTCTTGGAGTCGGACGGGTCCACGTACTGTTCGGCGATGTAGACGGCGATGAGCTTGCCGGGATCGTCGGGGTGGTACACCGGGAAGTAGGCAGCCGGATCGATGGCCTCGATGGTGATACGGCGACCCTGTGGCTTAGCTGGGTTACCGATCACATGGAACATCCAGTCACCACGGATCAGCCCGAAGCGCTTGTTGGCAGCGAACAAGGACCAGAAGCGCTCGCGCCGGAACAACGACGTCAGGGCATTCTGGAGAACCAGTTGGCCGGCAGGAGTGCCAACGTTCGGGTCGATCATGAACCCGAAGTCCTTTGCAACGTAGCGATTCGTGGTGTCGATGATCGTGCGCGCCGTGGGGATGTAGATCGGGTCAGCATCGGAGCCGCGTTGCATGATCTTGAACGTCTCCGGCACATTCCAGTAGATCTGCTCATAGATCTGGTAGCTCAAGATGCGCTGGGCATCCATCTCCGTGAGCCACGACGGCGGTGCGCCGAAGTACGGGGCGACAGTGGAGTATGGAGTCACCAACTCAGCTGCCTGTACGGTCATGGTGACCCTTCCTGGTTGGACGAGACTTGCGTTGAGATTCTAGTGGTCACGACCAGAGCACGTAGTCGGAGCGCTTGCGCTCCTTCTTCATCAAGGCGATGAATTGCCTTACTACGTGGCTGATTGCATCAGCGACGGGCAAACCGGCCCTTGCGGACTGTGGTGTGTCCGGCCGACTGCTCGGGGTCTCCGTAGTACCCATGGTAAAACCGTCCTAGCGCTTCGGGTGTGTGGTCGTCCTTCTTGAGCGGGTTCTCTTGGTTGTTCTTGTCGCGCTTCTCCTCACCCTTCGGATAGCGGTAGTCGTTGAACTCCCGGATCGTGTTCTCACACTTACGGTCGATCAGCAGCTTGGGCTTGCGTTCGGGGTCTCCCCAGGGGAGGTGCTTGTTGCGGATCTTGAGCCCTTCACGGATGTACCGGAGGCGAGTGGAGATCTCCCCACCCGTATGGCCAAAGGATGCAATCTTGAGGTGCTTCTCCAAGGCTGCGGTGTCACCAGGACTCGCCGGGTCAGGGTAGAAACCCTGCATCGTCTGCGGGGCCAGACCACGGGCGATCAACTCACGCGCCGCGTCGTCAATCGTCAAGCCCTTCTCATAGAACTCCTTGATGACGTACACGTTGTCGAACGGATCCACCTGGATCAGCAACCACACGAACGGATTGGTGAAGCCGTAGTCCACTGCGGCGTACAGGGGCCAGTCGGGGTTGTACACGAGGTCGCTGACATGCGTCTCCTCGTCAAAGTCCTTGAACACCCGGCCAACGAACTCCTCGAAGGATGCGCCGATCTCCTGGTTGAAGGTGATCTCATCGAGGTCGCGCACGAGGCTTGCGACTTCGGGGTCCATCTTCAAGCGCTTCACGAGTGCGTCGAAATTGAAGCCATTGGCCCGTTCTTCGAGCGCCGCACGCAACGTCGCAATTGACGTATCCGTTGCACTCTTGGGGTACACGTGCGGGTTCATCCACGAGGGGATGCGCCACGATGCCCAGTCGTGGTTGGTAGGGTCCTGCCCGTTCTTCCAGAGCTCATAGAACCAGTTCTTGCCTTCGGGCGTGGAGGCGAAGATGGACCATCCGTTGAAGTCTGCGAGCGTCGGCCGGACGTACTTAGACCACGTGCTCTCTTTCATCTTCGCCGCTTCGGCCATGATCGCTCCGTTGAGTCCTTCACCAACGAGCCGCTCAGGCTTTGCAGCACTCTTGCCAAGGACGATGTACTTGCCCTTGAACAAGGAGATCTGCATGTCACCGGCGTGCGCATCGTAGTACGACCCCGGCTTGTCCATGGGGATACCGACGCGCTTGATGAGATCCCAGTGCTTGCGGAACTCCTTCTCAGAGTCCGTGTAGTTCGGCCCGACGATCCAGAACTCACGCCGCTTGCCGTGCTCCTCCAACCACTTGAGGATCACCTTCGTCTTCACCACTTCGGCATCGAGCTCAGCCGCGCCGATCTCCGACTTGCCAAGCCGTCGTCCACCCGACACGACCTTGTTCCGTGCGGAATGCATAAGCACGGCCGCTTGGTGAAGGTGCGGCTTGAACCGGCCTGCCTTCCAGATCGGGTATGCAAGCGGTCGGGCCTGCTTCAAGGCCGCATACAGCTTCGCCGGGTCCACCTCGCCCAAGGGCACGTGTGGGGACTCGATGGTGCGTCGGCTTGTGGTCGTCGGCATGGCTAGGTTGTCTCCTCCGTGGATATGAAGCGTGGACCCTAGTACGGGTCCACGTCCCAATGTCTTCATGGCCTACGCCCAAGCGCTGCCACGATCAGAAGCCGTCGTCACCGCTCCCACGGTCTGCGAGGTCGGCCAGGCCGTCCTTCAGCCGCTGGAATTCCTCAGATTCCAAGGCCCCGTCCTTGAGCACATCGCCCAAGATGACATCCCACGGGTCCTCCGCGCCGACCCGTACGACATCCGGCACCTTGCCGGCTCCGCGTTGCAACAGGAGGTCCACGGCCTTGACGCGTGCCGAGTCCTGCTCACTCGACTCAGCGATGTCGTTGAGGATCTCGACGGCACGAGGCAGGAAGCCCTCGATGTTGGTCTGCATCGTGTTGAGCAAACGCTGACGAATCTGCGCATGGAGCTTCGCCGGTAGTGGTCGAATGCGGCCCTTGAACTCACCATCGATGTCACGACCCCGGAACCTCGACAGTTCCTGATCATCGAGTTCATCAACCTTCAGTTCGCCATCCAAGAGCATCTGGTGCCGAGACTTGGCATCAGGATTCTCCTTGCGACGTGTGGCTCTCGCTGCAGCCTTGGCTCTCGTGGTTTCGTGAGCTTTGGCACGGCCACGGCTCAATGCAGCCTTTTGCGCGGGAGTCCCGTCACCCTTGGCACGAGGCATCGTGTGTCACTCCGCTCCTGGTGTTAGATCGCTGATCGAATGCTATGCATCCGGGTTCTTGTCGGCATACGGCTCGTGGTACAGGATGCACGTATCCGCATGCACCATGACCAGGTTGGCATTCGCCCGGCCACCCTCGGCCGGAGGCGTTGTCCACGACGCACCGCAGTCCGGGCACTTCTCCGCACCAGCCGCGATTGCATCGATGGTCTTCATCTCCAGATCAGCATCAACGCCACGCTTCGCCATCACTCGGCTCCCGTCCCGTTGAGGAAGTCGGATGCCAGCACACCGGCCACGCCGTCCTCCGCATCCGCATCACCAACAGACAGACCCGTCACCGGGTCAATGCCATCGGCGACGACCACATGCGTCTCGGTCACAACGCCGTCCTCATCCTCCGTCACATCGACGCGCGCAGTGCTCTTGGACCGTTGCAACACGCCCAAGCGCTCCGCCGTCGTCAGATGCGCAAGGTGGTCAACGCCGCGCCCAC